ATATAAATTAAATGATGAAGGTATTGATAAAGCCGTCGAGATTGCGGTTGTTTTTGATAACTTATTAAATCAATTAGAGATGTTGTGTTCGGAAGGACGTGAGTTTTCTATAGTTAAAACAAAACTGGAAGAGGCGTATTTTTTCGCTAAAAAATCGATTGCCGTTGACCCCGCGAATCAATTAGCTTTTGAATACGAAGGGCAGCTACGCAATGACTGATGAGCAATGCCTTGATAAGTTGCACGACCAATTACAAGCAGTGCGAGAATTATTGTTCGCTATTTACGAGCCAAGTATTCAACGCGACGTAGAGTTGCAACGGACGCATCGATTAGAGAAAGAAGTAGGTAAATATATAGCAACGCGGAATAATTATTAATTAACGGAGGCAAGGATGCCAAACGAACAAAGCACATCCCGAAAAGCTGACGAAAACGGCTATTGGGAAATTAATGATAACCCGATATCTAAAGTCGGCGTATTCCCATACAGCGGCAATCAAGTTAGCGATGAATTTGCGCCCGACGAAATGGTTATGGTGCTACGCTCAGAGGAAGAACTATCCGACCCTGAGTGCGTAGCGTCCTTCAATTTAATTCCGCTCATTGACGACCACGCCATGCTCGGGGCAAACGACGAAGGCTTAACGCCCCCAGAAGAACACGGTGTTATGGGCACATTAGGCGATTCCGCGTATTACAAAGACGGCACTCTATATAACAAAATAAAATTATTCGCTGAAAAAATAAAGCAAACCATCGATGGCGGCAAAAAAGAATTGTCAATGGGCTATCGGTGTGTATACGAAAAAATAAATGGCGTGTATAATGGTCAAGAGTATCAAGCGGTACAGCGTCAAATTCGTGGAAATCACGCGGCTTTGGTACACGAGGGCAGAATGGGCCCGAGTGTAGCTGTATTGGATGGCTTGAATACATTTAAATTTACATTTGATAGCAAGGAGTTTTTCATGGAAGAAGAAAAGAAAGTCAAGGACGCGGGCATGCCGGAAGAAATGTCTGATGAAGCGGTAACGCTTGAAGCAGTTGTGAAATTGCTTAAAGAACTTAAAATGGAAGTGACGGCACTTAAAGCAGCTGAACAATCTGAAGTTTCTGCGGACAATGAAGGCGATACTGTTATTGATGCTGAATTTGAACCTAAAAAAGCTGAAGATAAAGACGCTGACGTAGAAGATGCTGAATGCAAGGATGCTAAAGGCGACGAAAGCAAATCTGACGGCGATGCTAAAAAGCCGATGGACAAAGCAATGGACGCTAAGTTAGTTCGTAAAATGGTAGCAGATGAAATGAGTGCTGTACGTGCAGACATTACAGCTCGCGATCAACTAGCAGCTCAGTTAAGCCATGAAATCGGCGTGTTCGCATGTGACTCAATGTCGCATAAAGACGTAGCTAAATACGGCGTTAAAAAACTTAAAGAAATCGGCATCGCGTTAGATGCTAAACAAGGCGAAGAGATAGCAGTTCTTAAAGGTTATTTTGCGGCCTGTTCGAGACAATCACATCAATCAACATTTGCAAGCGACGCGTCGTTCGATGAGCAAAATGCAGGAAGCATCGTTGATGATATTTTCGCAGGAGCAAAATAATGACATTTCAAGCAAGTCCAGTTAAAGCAGTAACCGGGTTCGGCGTACAAGGTGAAATTCAACAAACATCCCCTTATATCGCGCAATCTTATGTATTAAATTCAGCCTTAGCCTCATACAACGTAATGGGTTCTGCGTTCAGTGTGGTTTCGGAAGGTGTAGCCGCTGCAGGGAATGCGGGCGGCACGGCGGTGTTTGCTGGGTATTTAAGTGGCCCTAAAGAGCAAGCATTGTACGGTACGGGCGGGAATCCGTTAGCACCTTCACTTGTGCTACCAAATAACGTAAGCGCGGGTTTAGTAACCATGGGTATTATGATTGTGTATTTGCCCGCAGCCGCCGCTATTGGCGACTGGGTAGTTTACGACAACGTTACCGGCTTACTATCAACGATTGCACCTAACGCGGCTTTACCTGTAGGTAAATCAGCGGGCTTTGCTACAGTATATCAATATACAGTAACCGGAGCCGGTTTAGCGTTGATTCAAGTCAACCCGTACAACCCTCGACCAGTATTAGCAGCTTAAGGAGAAGCACACATGGCATTAGGATATCAAAATGTGAGTCCAACTCACTCGAGCGTTTCGGCGCTCAATGTTGGAAAAGTAAGGGACGCAATGGACGCAGTAATGCGTGACGGTGGCGTTAATAAAATAACTAATACTGCCGAGATGCGTAAATTAGGTATTGGTTTTGCGGACTCAACAACTGTTCAGCAAATCGCAAGACGCTATTCGGGTAGCCGCGTAACGGGCGCAATGGACGCGCTGCAACCTACAGTAACTACAGGAAGCGTTATTACTCCTATTCAATTCCTACAACAATGGCTGCCGGGCTTTGTGCACGTTATTACTCAAGCCCTTAAGATTGATGAGCTTGTAGGGATTAATACTGTAGGTTCTTGGGAAGATTACCAAATTGTGCAAGGCATTATGGAATTAACGGGCACTGCTTCAGTATACGATGATTACACACCTGTTCCTCTTGCAAGTTTCAATACTAACTTTGTAAATCGTTCAGTAGTTCGTTTTGAAGAAGGTATGTGGATTCGTCGATTAGAGCAGGCGGTAGCTGCACGCATCCGAGTTAGTGATGACGCAATGAAACGTAACGCAGCGGCGTTACAATTAGAAATTGCGCGTAACCGCGTAGGTTTCTATGGTTTTATTTTAGGTCAAAACAATACTTACGGTTTCTTGAACGACCCAAATCTCCCTGCTTACGTTCCAGTAGCGGCAGGCGCGGGCGGTACTTTCTGGTCAGTAAAAACGTTTTTAGAAATTACGGCGGATATTCGTTCATGGGTAAGTGCATTACGTACTCAATCAGGCGATAGAATTGATCCGATGAGAGATAATCTAACTTTGGCGTTACCGACAGATTCAATTGATTATTTAACCACTGTTTCTGATTTTGGCATCTCCGTAATGGATTGGTTAAAACAAACGTATCCTAAGATTCGCCCTGTTTCAGCACCTGAATTAAATTTAGCAAGTGGTGGTTCAAACGTAGCTTATTTGTTTGCGGATAAAATCAATGATTCTTCAGACGACGGCGGTCAAACATTTATTCAAGTAGTCCCTACTAAATTTATGGTTACTGGCGTTCAACAAGATGCTAAAGGCTATGTAGAAGACTATACGAACGCAACTGCAGGCGTGTTATTGAAACGTCCGTGGGCTGTGTATCGTGCAAGCGCTATCTAAGTTATAAAACTACGGCGCGGGTGTTTACGCTCGCGCTTCTATTAATTACAAGGACAAAAAAAATGGCAAAAAATTTCATCTATTCTACAATATCAAGCGACTGGAAATTTCCGGTATATGCACAAAAACCTCTACCAAGTGGTTTACCTAACATTAAAAGACATATTCTTATTAAGGGCGGCGCAGGCGTTCTTGCAACGGACGGCGTTCGCTTTGAAACACCTAAAGGCGTAGTAACCGAAGTGTCCGACGAAGATTTAAAAGACCTTCGCGCAATGGACGTATTTAATCACCTCGAAGCTAACGGTCATATTATTGTTGACGGCGTTAAAGTTGACGTAGATAAAGCCGTTAAATCTATGAAAAATAAAGATAATTCCGCACAGAAAACAAAAGCGGATTTTCCTGGTAAGACAGTAACGCTAAACGACTCGGTGAAATAAATCGTGGAGCCGGAAGTATTTACGTTTGATTACGCTAAATTTATACTAGAATTTCCGGCGTTTGCGGACGCTTTAATATACCCGGAAGCTACGCTTCAAGTGTGGTGGAACATTGCGATAAATTTCATTAGCCCAGTAAATTACGGGTATTTAAATGACGAGAAACGTGATTACGCTATTAATTTGTTAACAGCGCATATTGCGTTTCTTAATTTTAAGTTAATAGCTAATCAAACTGTCGGAATTGTTACCTCAGCTAAGATTGATGCAATCGCTGTGACATTACAGCCACCAAAAGAAACGGGGCCGCTAGGGTTTTGGTTAAATCAATCCATCTACGGTATTACGCTACGTGCATTGCTTCGCGTGTGGGCGGTAGGCGGCGGATTTGTCGGTGGCTCACCAGCGCGCGCGGGGTTCCGCAAACCGTGGGGTGGATTTTGATCGTTACGCGGAAAGACGGACCGGGTGTAGCGCAATTAGCTAAAATGCTCGAAGACCTTAAAAATCGTAAAGCGGACGTAGGTTGGTTTAATACAAGTAAATATTCTGACGGCACACCGGTGGCATATGTAGCTTCAATCCAAGAGTTTGGTTACGCCGCAAAAAATATTCCTCCACGCCCGTTTATCCGGCCTACAATTGCCGAAGAAGAAGCGACTTGGCGTAACTTAATTGCACGCGGGGCTAAAGCTATTGCAAAGGGCACAACAAATACTCATGACGTATTAACGCAAATTGGCGGTAAAGCTTCTGGCGATATTAGGAAAGCAATTAGCCGCGTAACGTCGCCTGAGTTAAAAGACGAAACGATTGCTGCGCGTAAACGTAAGATGGCGGATAAAAAAACCACGGGGTCTTTGACTAAGCCTTTAGTGTTTACTAAGACTTTAATTAATTCACCGACATTTATTGTGAGCGACGGCAATGTATAATTTAAGCGGCGTACCCGGTTCTGATTTATTAAATCTTGCCGCGACGGCAATACGCTTGACACAGGTAATTTATTACTCGTTTATAACCCGTGAGCTTAACGCTGTAGGCGAAGAGATAAGCGCGTATGCCGACCCCGTAATTGTTGAGGGGAGTTTTCAAGCGGTTGCAAGAAACCTAGAAGAGCATCAAGGCTTAGAATACCAAGCGACATACGCGAATTTTTTTACGTCAAATAACAGTAAAGACGTACAGCGCGGAACGGCGGGCGATCGATTTATCTATGGCGGAGATACATACGAATGTTTATCCGCTACACCGTGGTTCAACATAGATGGTTGGGTGCAAATCGCGTGCGTGCGTGTAGGTCCAGCGCAAGGTTCACCTTACGTGGATCGTGAGGGGGATTTTTATGTCGACAGGAATAGCGACAATTACATAACGCGGGTGCCTGAAATTTCCACGCTTAAAAAGGCAAAGCCTCATGTTAGATAATACTTTAGCAACCAACGTTATTAGCGTAATTAATGCGGGTTTGATCGCCCAAGGTTTTAGCGGTTTTAAAATATATAAAGGGTTCCAGCCCACGACACAAGGCCCTGAGCCAGTATCCACCCCCTCGGTGTATTTTGCAAAAATAAGCGATCGCAGATACGGCTCAATGAATCGTAAAGATGTGTGGGACCCGATTAACAGCGTAATGAACCACACCGAAACTCAATTTTACGAAACAACGTATCAAATTAGCGCGGCAGTAATATCCAAGCCCACCGCGCTTAGTTACACGGCTTCGGATTTAGTAAACGCCGCGGCTCAATCTTTAAACTGCGATTACGCGGTCGCAACGTTTAAGGCCAACAATATTAACGTTCTACGCGTAACCGATATACGTAACCCTTATTTTCTTGACGATTTGCGCAGATTTGAAGCATCCCCGTCTTTCGACGTGACATTTATAACAGAAATGGTTGTAACGTCGGGCACAGGGGTGGTAGACTCCTTCCTGAACGGGATTTACCCCGTTTAACTAACAAACAAAGGAAACTTATTATGAAAAAATCTATTATTTTGGCGGCTATAGGCTGCTTAATTCTTGGTAACGCTGCCGCCGCAATTACAGAATGCAGCCCATATATTCGGTGTAAAGCAACGGCAAAAGGGTTACTTTGTCAAACGTCAAATCAGGGGACGATCTTTATCACCCAGCCCTCTGTTGTAGGTCAATGGTATTTAGAAGTAACGACTATGGTTGTGCCGGGCACAATAACGTGTCAATACAAAGGAACAGACGGGGAGGCTTATGCCCCTGTCCCGCTAAATACGCAACCCGTTCCTTTTACCGGATGGGTAGGCAACAAATGCTTCGCGCCTAGAGCCTGTCAATGGGACACGAGCGCGTAATTAAATAAGTTCTCTTAACACGAGAGCGGTGATATAATAACGTAAAGCAACCGCTAGGTCAGGACGATCTGGCGGTATATAAAAAGTGTATAAGGAGATACAAATTGACTATACCTATTAATGAATACGTCAGTATTACCTCAGGTGTGGGCGGCGTCGCTCAAGTTGCACAACGTGAATTAATAGGTCGTATTTTTAGCACGAACGCGTTAATCCCGCCACAACAAATTTTATTTTTTAGATCGCTTACATCTGTCGGTAATTATTTTGGTACCACATCTGAAGAATATTTACGTGCCGCTTTGTATTTCAGCTATATCAGCAAAGTAATTACTATCCCCGAAGCTATTTCTTTTTCTCGTTGGGTGAACGTCGCTCAAGCACCGTTAATTTACGGCGCAGAATTAACCGCTACGCTTTTAGAATTACAGGGAATTACCGCGGGGGCTCTTACGATCACAATTGGTGGAGTAGTTGGCACTATAACAGGATTAAATTTTTCAGCGTTAGCTTCATTTACCGCGATTGCAGCGGAATTACAAACGGTCATTCGCGCAGCCGGTTCGGGTACGCAATTCACCGCAGCTACAGTGAGCTACAATGCTATCGCTGGCGCTTTTGATTTTGTCGGAGGCAATGCAGTAACCGCTGTAATTTCTGTTACTGCAGGCATACCGGCAGATATATCCGCGTTAATTGGGTGGACACCTAACGACGCTAGCGCGGCGGTACCTACGCCACCTATTTGGTGTAACGGTTCTGCGGTCGAGACATTAACTCAAACCTTAACTAATTCAATTAACGCTTCTAACAATTTTGGATCGTTCTGTTTTACTTCGGCGGCGACATTAACGTTAACTGACGTTCAGGAAATTTGCGCTTGGAATGCCGCGCCGGATCAAAACAATTTATATATGTACTCAATACCCGTAACCGTTTCAAACGCGGCAACATGGAGCGCAGCACTAGCACCTTCGGCTGTAGGCTCGGGGCTTACGCTAGACCCTGCAATTGCAGGGCAATATCCTGAAGAATTGCCGATGGCGATATTAGCCGCGACAAATTACGACGCGCAAAACGCGTCAACGAATTACATGTTCCAACAATTGGGCGGTTTAACGCCTTCCGTAACAGATTTAGCGGATAAATTAACGTATGACGCGTTACAAATTAATTACTATGGCCAAACACAACAATCGGGGCAAAACATTAGTTTTTATCAAGAAGGTGTTTTATTAGGACCATCAACCGCCGCAAAAAGCATGAACACGTACGCGAACGAGCAGTGGCTAAAAGATGCAATTGCCGTTCAGTTGTTAAATTTACTATTGGGTTTAAATAAAGTATCAGCTAATCAGCAAGGCCGCGGTCAAATTTTAGCGGCTATACAAAACGTTATTAGTCTAGCGCAATATAACGGCACAATTAGTCCCGGTAAAACATTAACGTATACACAACAAGCGTATATCACGAGCATTACGGGCGACGCGCAAGCATGGCAACAAGTACAAACTAATGGATTCTGGCTGGATGTGACTACAACACCAGAAGATAGCACGGCTACATATTTATTAGTCTACAGTAAAGACGACGTAATCCGATTCATTGAAGGAACGGACGCATTAATCTAAGGAGAGAATTGTTATGTCAGTAAATATTTCAGGTACCGGTACCCAGGTAATCCTACGGGCAAGCAGTACATTTCCAATTGGATTGCCACTTTCTCAATTTGCGGATGATGCGGACGCTATTGATATTCCGTCACTGGTTATTAATGAGAACGGAATGGGGCTTAATGGCGATTTAATTACGTGGTCTAAAGCTAATCCTTTAATGGTAACGCTAAATATGATCCCAAACAGTGATGACGATATTAATCTTACTACGCTATTAAATGCTAATCGTGTAGCACGTGGTAAAACTAGCGCACAAGATGAAATTACCCTCGTAATTATTTACGGTAATGGCGTAAGTATTGCGACATATACCGGCGGTGTTATCAGCGAGGGTATGCCTTCGTTAGGTATCGCAAGCAGCCAACGTTTTAAAACAAAAGCGTATAAATTTACTTTTGAAAACGTAACAGTTTTAAATAACCCGTTGTAACAAAGGAAAAAATAAATGGACTTATTAGAACCTAAAGAACTTGTCGTGGGTAATTCCACGTATCGCTTATCTAAATTTCCGTGCATTGCAGGGCGTGAAATACTTGCTAAATACCCGATGTCTAACATACCTAAAATTGGCGACTATGGCGTAAGCGAAGAAACGATGCTTAAATTAATGTGTTTTGTTGAAGCGCAAACAGCCGCTGGTACGTGGGTGCGCTTAACTTCACGAGAGCTTGTAAATAATCAAGTTAAATCTACAACGGATTTAATCACGCTAGAGAAAGAAATGTTTGTTTATAACTTCGATTTTTTTCAAGGCGGGCGGATCTTATCTTTACTGGAAGGTTCAGCCCGGAATATCCTTTCATGGATTATCGAAACATTGACGGGTTCATCGCCGCAATCCTCTCCGGAGGCGGTGCAACCTACTACGAGCTCAAAGAAAAAATCACCCTCGAAGAAGCGTTCTTAATTTGGGAAGTAATTGTAATTAATCGATATAACGAATGGCAGGCAGCAAAACACGCTGAAAAGAAGGGTAGAAAATAAATGGCAGGCGGTTCACTTCTAGCAGAATTTTTTATACGCTTTACTAGCGATGCGACAGGCGTAGCTAAAGGCGCAAAAGAAGCTAAAGTAGCCACTGATTCCGTTAACAACTCGTTACTTTCAACAAATCAATTAGCCGCTAAAGCGGGCAACTCGTTTATGAACCTCGCCAAGCAATACGGTGGGTTTATTGCTGCGTCATTATCAGTGGGCGCGTTAGTCAAGGGTATTAAT